AGAACCAGTAGCTCCAGTAGAACCAGTAGCTCCAGTAGAACCAGTAGCTCCAGTAGAACCAGTAGCTCCAGTAGAACCAGTAGCTCCAGTAGAACCAGTAGCTCCAGTTGGTCCTGTACTAACACCAGAATCACCAGTCGCTCCAGCAGGTCCAGTTGGACCTGTATTACCATTCATTCCTGTTACACCAGCCGGCCCTGTTGGCCCTGTATTACCATTTAAACCTGGACCGGTCGGGCCAGTAGGACCCATCACACAAATTATTTTCTTCTTACGATGATCATGGTGATCGTGTTTATGATTTTTATGCCTGCAACGATTATCATGCGAGTGCTCACTCATTTATAATCATAAGATAAAAATAGTAATATTATCCCACTTAAAATAGTAATATCTAATATAAAATGGAAGGGTTGAATATTTTACATTATATCACTGAGGAAGATTCAATTGAACAGAATGAAATTAAATCGAGTGAAGACGACATGAAAGAAATTACCATTTCTTTTCGTAATTTCTGGCAAGGATTTCAAGAGGATAAAGTTTATAGTTGGTTAACGAAAACATTATTCGAAGGAGTAGCAAAATGTAGAGTAGTAAGTGAGAACGCAGATATTGGTTTTAGTTCAGCTTTCGGTAATAATAAGCTTGATGGTAAAGTTAAAATATTATTTTTAGGTGAGAACTGGCCTGTCGACTTCAAACCTTACCATTTTTCCATAAGTCACATAAGATCAAATAACATTGGATTATGTTGTAATCTCACTTGGCCTCTTTTCGCTATATATTATGATCTTACTGTGTTAGAAAAGAAATCTCCCATTACATTCAGAGAAGAAAGTCTTAGTGCTCCATCTCCACTAAGTTCTCTTACATCTATCTCATGGGAAAAGAACGTAAGAATATCAAGTAATGATAGTATTGTTAAAAGCAAGTTCTGCTCTTTCATCGTAAGTAATGGAAGTTGTTCTAGTAGGAATTCCTTTTTCGATAGAGTATCTGAATATAAACATGTTGATTCAGGAGGAAGATATCGTAATAATATTGGACATAATATACCGGGAATACATTCTGATCCAGAAATAATCTCATTTATCAAAGATTATCGATTTAATATTTGTTTCGAGAATTCATCAACAGAGGGATATTGTACAGAGAAGATTGTACAATCAATGGTTGCTTGTACTATCCCTATTTATAGTGGAGATCCTCGTGTTAATGATTACTTCAATCCGAAAAGTTTTATTAATGTTGACTCTTATTCCACAAAAGAAGAAGCGATTAATAAAATCAAAGAATTAGAGGAAGATCATGATAAATATAGAGAGATGTATAATGAGCCCTGGATTAAGGATGATTTTCTCTCAAGATTTTCCCCCAAAGTGTTAAAGAAGTTTGCAGAGAAGATAGTAAGAAGACTCGATCATTAATATAAAATATAAATATAACGACGCATTGTTATATTTATTTCAGATAGATACTTATGTCACATTATATATTATCAAGCGAAAACATCTTGTGTAATATTAAAAGACGTTTTTATATAGGATTAACTATATAAAATCTATTTCACATTTACAGTCGTTATTGGAATAACGTAAATGGATGTATACCTCTATTAACCATAAGGGATTGGCGGTAGAGAGTATGGTAATAGCTTCTTCAAAAGTTGTAATGATATCATAGACATATTTCTTTCCATCAGGGAAAACAGAAGGAAGAAAATATTGTCGATCGAAGTTATCCATCATATAAGTTGTCAACCATTGAGGAATAGCTAGAAGTTCGTCATCATCTAATTCTTCATTCTTTCCATTAAAATTGAAGGGTATCCAGTATATCTCATTATGAAAGTCTTCCTTTTGTATAATGATTCTTTCGTTTTCTGTCCATAAATCGACTATTTCTTCTACTAGACCTCTCGGATTATTAAGAGCTAATAATATAATCTCCTCTAATCTTTCCAATATTCCATATCTGACAAAGATTTCTTTCAGATGATCTCTTAATGTATCAAAAGTAAACATTTCTTACAAATTATCCTTTACCAGAAGATAAGTCAACGCTATCTGAAATAATACTTATCTTACCAGAAGATAAGTCAACGCTATCTGAAATAATACCTATCAAATATTATCTAAAAGACATCCTTTTCTCTAAAGAGATATCTTAAAATATTATCTAAAAAAGACATCCTTTTCTCTAAAGAGATATCTTAAAATATTATCTAAAAAAGACATCTCTTTAGAGAAAAGATATGTCTCACGTACAAAGTTATATGTCATGTGATGAATTACTTTCTTTCTTTCAAGTTATGAGGGAAAACAATTCATCGCACGAGATAGATTTTCGTAGGAAGGATAGTTATCCAGGATTTAGAATGAATTCTTGTTCAGAAAAAGAAAGTAAGGATATCTTCAATGTTGTATTCGGTTCTTATGGTTATAGAGTTGAATGGTCTCTTATTCCTTACGGTAAGAGAAAAGAATATCATAACACCATTGTGAAATATGCTCACGAATATAACAAATCGAAAGAGAATATTCATATTTTCCATACCTCATGATATACATCCGTAGTACTTTTATATTTATATCTTTATCATTTAAATGATAAAGATATAAATATAAAAACTATATCACGAGGTATGTAAAGAGAAGATGTCGTCTCAAGTGGACGACGATGTGTTTTGGATTTCTGTCATAATACTGGGTATGTTTGCTAGTCTTGGTAGTCTTTTTATTATTATCTCCGTTCTTCTTCAGTGGCGGAAAGATTTCTCTTCTCGTCTAGTTATGTATTTAAGTATGGCAGATTTCGCTCTTTCTGTTATATGTCTGGCCATGTGTGCCTTCAACTATAGTAATGGAAATATAGGAAGACATGGTGGAATCGCTTGTGAAATACAATCTGTTGTTATTTGGTATTTTATGGAGGTTTCTATTCTATGGCTAACAACAATCTCTATTAATAGTTTTAAGATGATTTTCAATAACAAAGGACTATCCGTGATTCAGGAAATAGTGGCCAATATTATCTGCTGGGGGTTTCCCATCATAACTTCTCTCCTTCCAATTGGTCGAATCGGAGGAGAGACATATGGTCCTCGGAATGGTCTATGGTGTTCATTCAATGAAGATCAAAAGAAGGCTCAACTTATTAATATAATGGTATATTATGTTCCTTGCCTCATTATTATCATCTTTTGTTATTCTTACATTATACGTAATATATACTCCACTCTCGGTAGAGTAGAGAGTAATCAATCGACAGATAGAAGAGTAAAGATAATAAGAAGACTTTTTTTCTTTGTTCTATCATACTTTGTTGTGTGGACTCCTCTTGTGATAAGTTATCTTTACGAATATATCACACAATCTTTTGTTTCTTTTCAGGTTGAATATATAGTTCATATCCTTCTTCACTTGCAAGGGATATTAAACTTCTTTCTATTTGGATTAACAACATCTATTATAAGCAAGATAAAAGAGGGAACATTTAAATGCATGGAATCTATAGGAGTGTCATCTTCATCATCAAAGAAATTAAGTGCATTTGATGAGAGACTATCACGACATAATTCGGATGTTAATGTAAACGTAGTTATGAATGAGACGACATTTTCTTAATCATCACACATTGTTTATTATTCCAGATTAATCTGGAATAATATTTAGGAATTATTTCACATGTTTAGAATGAACTGTTTAACCAAACATAAGCTAATATAGTTAGTCCAATGAGGATAAGAGTAGCAATAATAAATACTATCCAAGACCACGTGTTGTAATAGTAAATGGAAAGATAATATATAATAGCTAATGCTATTATACCTACAACCAATTCTATTACAGCTAATGTCGCTCTTCGAGTAGTAGTAGCTTTTGTCGATACTAGTGTAACAATAATAGCAATTACCGTTGCCAATACCATAAGAATCAATGCCCAATAACTAACCGACATGACAGCTGATTTAGTCTCCACTGTCTGGCTAATCACTTGAGGCTGATTTTCCATTGGATAAGAATAAACGGGAGTCTGTATTGTCGCTGGGAGTACTGTTGCCGCTGGTAAGGCAGACGTTTGATAAACTGGTGTTTGTATTGCCGCTGGAACTACTGTTGCCGCTGGAGCTAATGTTGTCGCTGATAAGGTAGACGTTTGATAAACTGGTGTTTGTTGTACTGTTGGAACTACTGTTGCCGCTGGAACTACTGTTGCCGCTGGTAAAGTGGTCGTTTGATAAACTGGTGTTTGTTGTATTGTTGGTAAAGGTTGAGTGCGGGTTTGATAAGTTGTAGTCGTAGTTGTTGTACCAGGTCTTCCGGGTGAAGGTAGTGTCTGACTGGTTATCGTAGGAGTCGTAATAGAAGTTGGAACATAATTTGTACTTACTGTTTGTGGACTAAGTGATAACTGAGGTGATTGAATTATTGGATTTCCTGAAAGCGCTACGCTAGACTGCATTTACAAGTCGAAATAAAAAGATAATCTATAATATCGATTAAAACTAATTTTATATTTAGTAAGATTTACCAAATCTTACTAAATGGATTCAGGAGAACTAGATGAAATTTTAAGAGCACATCTCTCTGTCTTGACGGAGAATAGTAAGACGTACATACAATTTCAATCATGCTATCTTCACTCCATATGGAGAATTGACTGTAGAGAATCTCTATATGAATATATAATAGGTCTTTTCGCCGATGTCCTTATTTTTACTCGAAATAGAGTATGGTACATTTTCAATCCAATCAAAGCATTATGGGAACGTATCAGTAAGGTAAATCTTTTAAATCATATTAAATTTATTACTATAATTCATCTTTCTTCTTCAAGACCTTTAGTCAAATCAATGCTTGAGTATATCGAGACCTTTGATTATAATAATTTATTGTTTGAATTAGAGAATGATTTATGTCATCCATCTTTTATTGAATCCTTAGATGATTTTAGAAATGGTATTCCTATTAAGCCTGGAATGATTATAATGCCTGATGGTCACATAAGATATAGGAATATATATGATCTATTCTCATTAGACCTATCTCATGATGATTTGATTACTTACAAAGAAATATTTTCTGGAGACAAGGATACAATACTACAACATTGTCATAACAAAGTAAGAAGATTGTATAATAATGTCAAGGTAGGTTGTTTACACAAATATATTAGAGATTATTGTGCTGAGATCAACGTGAAATCAATAAATGATAAGATGATATATCTGTGGATGCTAACTAAAGGATTTCATCAAACAATCAAGAACTATGTGAAATGATTGAAGGATAACTATTTAGAAGAATATTGTCTCAGTGTAGAGACAATATTTAAATATTAGGAATATTGTCTCAGTGTAGAGACAATATTTAAATATTAGGAATATTGTCTCAGTGTAGAGACAATATTTAAATATTAGGATAACTTCCCCTACTATGAATTACTTCATAAAATAAAGACAGATCAACAATATAATTAGAAGGAAAATAAGAAACCAATGTGTGTAATCACATATCATTTTAGGAATGTATTCTGTGATCCATCCTGTACCTTCTCCCCAACGAGTAAAAGAATATGCTTGTTTCAGGCCATCTTTATCACATATATGTGATAAGCCATATTTCGATAATGGAATGAGATCACATGTATCAACAAAGTCCTTTGATGTTAACCAGTTACCAGTCGTCACATTTCCGCAGATATCCCTAACTAAATGTTTTTCAACAAGGTAGAATATTCTTCGAGGTCCTGTAGTATCAAGTGCATTAGCCCCTGGAGTGGTAATGGTATTAGCATAGTCGTTCATTATATCATCCATAAGAGCTCTCCAAAACCAATGTCCTGGAATCGATCCCATAATAGAATTAGAGATGTATCTCACTCCTCCTTGAAAATGCTCTGGAGGTTCGTAGCAAAGTAAAAGATCTCTATCAAGCAATAATGGTTTAATCGATTTCTGACAGATATAATCAAGGTCTACATAGACACCTCCATAAACATAAAGTATGGCATACCTCGTGAAGTCACAAGTTTCAATATGATATTGTAATGTATGGTAAAATCCTGCCCAACGTTCTAATTCTTTTCTTTTCCATAATTCTTCTATTTCCTTGTTACTCCATAATGTATGATTCGTGTGATGTTTCTTCCATGAGTCCGAATATTCCTTATATTCTGGTCTTCCTTCGGGTAACGATGATGACCTATTAGTATCATATCGATCTTTCCACATCTGATTAATGTCATCTGTTATTGTCATTTATAAAGCAAAATATAATATTATCCTTTCTATTTTAGAGAAGAGATAATATTATTAATACAGGGTGATAGCATTCCCCTAACTTTTTCATATAGTTTACTTTGACTAGATGTGAAAATTTCACTCTTTAATGTTTCTTCGTTTATCCATACAATATTGGTTACCTCTGGATGTAATTCTCGAAGGCATTTTCTTCTGAAAAGATTAATAGAAGCTTTTAATACAATATCATGAGAAGAACATATTCTTCCAATGTTACCAATAGAATCGCCCGTTCGATATGATCTAAGAAAATTCCGTAAACTTAGAAAAATAATCATCACACTATCATCATATATACATAAGGAATTTTTAACATAACATTCGTTTATTCTTCCGAAAACACCAAGAGATTCTTCTGAAAATTCTCTTAATGAACCAGTAATAATATTCTTATCTCTTGACTTATATCCAATTCCTCCTCCAAAATCCGTCATTTCCTGTGTGTCCCTATCAATACCAAAACAAAAATATAGCTTGTCATCCACCCGTGTATATACAATTACTCCTCCTCTCAATGGTTTGACAAGGTTAACATCAAGATCCTTTACAAAGCATTCATTAACGTGATGTTCTTCTTGAAACATCGAAATATTCATATTTATAAAACTTCCCATACTGAATAATCATCGTTATCATGTATTTTGCAATTAAAATAATATAGGAGTAATCTCTGTTTAAGACGGAATATTAGTTTTTTAACTCTTTCTATTTTAATTCAGATAATCGTTTACTTATCCTATCTATAATATATACTGATATCCATATGAAACCCTCATCTACCCTATTTATAATATCTTGTATCTTTGTACGACATTTCAATAGAGTACCGACCATATCTCCATTCCATGAGAGACTATCTCCTAAAATACTTGAGATAGTGTTAGTATCATATTTATCCAATGCTGGGCTGTCTGGATTAACAAACCATTTATCCAAGGTAGTCTTAGAGAAGACAGACCCTCCTTTTGTAATCGAATGCGATGTATCTCTAAAACTAACAGGGTATACAATACCCTTGAAAGGTGTTTTCACTCTAATACTACTCTCGAATGTTGAGGAGAGTCCTAATAAGTCTCTAAATACAAATATCTTTCTTACCTGATTACGGAAGAATTCATCTCTCATCATAAAAGGATATTTAGAGATATAATCTTTCAATGAAACCTCTTGAGGAAAGTTATTATCAATAAGATCAACTCTTATGAGAAGGAAGAATTTAGGTGTAGATATACCTTTAATCTTGATGAGATGAGTTCCTAATTTATTAAGACCGAAGACACATTTTAGTTCATCAACAATACAAGGAAAACTATCCTTTACTTTCTTAACGATACAATATACTGATTCGTTCTTAATACTGATTAACCAGTATTCATCTGTTCTTCCTTTATTGATGTCTTTTTCCCATACACATTTCACAACTGATTTATCATATACTCCTAAGTTAGAACCGTCCCATTTGAATACTGGTTGTACTATTTGTACTGGTTGTACTATTTGTACTGGTTGTACTATTTGTACTGGTTGTACTATTTGTACTGGTTGTACTATGACTAACTTGACATGATTCAGCGACATTTGCGAACTATGAATCCCACTATTGTAATTTATATATTTAACATCAAATATATAAGTTAATACTTTTTAAATACCTAATTTTCTCAAAGTGTAAATTATTTGAGAAAATTAAGTTAACCTGTCCATCTATGGAAGCAACTGAGACAAGCATAAAATACTGTATCTGATTCATCTGCTGATCTTGTTGTTTTCTGAGAATAAATAATATTCTCACCTCCGCATTTTCCACATCTCCCGATGCCTTTCATTCCTTTCTCTTTTGTCTGTATGATAGTTGCTTCACGTCTAACGGCATCACGAGAACCTTCTAATGTTGGGAGATTCCATATAAAATTATCATAATCGCCATTGAGAAAGTTAATATAGTCGATCACTCCATCTGGAGTGATTTGTATCGCCAGCCCAATCAATTCAAATAAGAATTCTCGATTATTAAACACGATATTTCCCTTCTTATCTTTGTAGGAGAGAATGGTTCTTATCTGTTCATCACCAAATAATCTTTCGAGAGGTTCCTTTCCTGGGTTAATGAATGATTTAAGATCTGACTCAACTGTCTTGACTATTCTAATCACCTTTGGTGCATTAATGGAGGGAACAGATGGTGAACTGACTGTAATGACAGGCTGAAAGAGTTTCAATGACATTTATGAAGACTCACGAAAATATATAATTGATATTTTTATCAATTATGTTAAAGTACATGATTTCTTCCCCATAATTATTCTCTTCTCATTCCATAAAGAATAAGACAAATTGAGTAGTAGATTATTGAATTAATATTTTCTTTTTATCCTAAGATTAAAAAGAAATAGACGGTGTTTTCTTTTTATTTCAGTACAAAATGACAACATCTCCTGTTCCCGGTAGTATTCAGACAATTACATCTGTTCCAACTTTCTCGCCTTCTAATCAACCGAGTCTGAATGAACCTATCGATTATAACACATACTCGGATAATGATCTTCGTGATTTGTTAATAAACAGTTATAAAGTAGATGAAAAACTCTTACCTCTCAATGTTTCGAGAGATGACATGATTAAATATTTAAATGATAGCAACTATAAACCGTTTTGGTCTCCTGAAGGACAAATATTGATAAATAAGATTAGTGATAATCCGTCGGAACCTGTTACTGCGAGATTTATAAGTGGTCCTCCTCAACAATATGTTTCTAGTATAGCACCATTGGTTCCGAATACTGGATTTGGTATCCCAGTATTACCTTCCCAAAGAACGCCATCACCTCCACCAACACAGACAACCCGAATATTGCCGCAAACAACAGTATCTTCATCTAACACAGTTCCAGTACCATTCACGACGATACAAACAAGCTTTCCTGTCTTACCGACAATAACAAGACCTCAATCCCCGCAGATAAGACCAACTTCCATTCCAACAACACAACCAACTCTCACTACACAAGTTACAACACCTTTTAATACAGCACCTGTTCCTGGTAGTACACAAAGTTTGTCCTCGATCTATGGGAGATCTGGTGAAGTCGGCGGTCCTATAAGTAATTTAAGTGCATTAAATTCCATCAGAGAAGCGACAAAAGCGGTTAACATCAATCCGACTGCTGGATTTCAATCAATCAAACAACCAGAACAGATGGGACAAGCTTCTGTTGTAGGAGGAATACCATTTTATCCAGCACCAAATATATCAACAATTCCAACACCACAGGTTCAAACACAACCACAGTTACCTGTTCCTTTACCAACAAATATTAGACCTACATCTCCTACTGTTCAAGCGCCAGCTATCGCATTACCAACAGGGATACCATCGGGTATATCGGTACCACCTTCTTTACAAACAAATGTTAGACCTACATCTACTACTGTTCGAGCGCCAACTATTACATTACCATCAGGGCCAGTATTACCATCAGGTCTACCATCAGGATTACCATCAG